CCCAGGCGTAACCGCCGATGATTCACTGGGGCGAAGGTACGAGTTCGGCCACTACGAATGGGAATGGCTCGAACCGATTCTCAAGAGAGCAGGCCCAGCACCCCCACCTGCCCAGGCAGGCAAGCCGTGAGAGGGGGAGTAGATATGGTCGCACAGTTTGGATACTGGATGGACGAACTTAGAGCCATTGCAATCAGAGAGTTCGGGTACACCTACAATTCTGCTGAGAGCATGGACGAATCAGCATTCCTTGAGTTTTGGGAAGACGGAATATCGCCGAAAGACGCAATGCGAGAGGAAACAACCCCATGACCCCCAAGCCCGCTCAGGTTATCAACACGAAAGCTATCTTGGAGTTTATCTGTGACGAGGTTGAGCGACAGGGATGGGATTTGGCGACAGAGGACGGGTTTCGCCGCGTCATGTGGATGATTGATGCATGGGATTATTCCTTAATGTGGCAAGACGAAGCCTTCTGTGAAGAATACCTGTTAGCCATTGCTGGCATGGTTGAAAAGGTGAAGAACGGATATGGCTATCGCACAGTGGGGGTGCGCGTCGGCCCCCGCATCTGTCCCCAAGCCCAAGAGGTTCCGGGCCTAATCAAACGACTCTTTGAGAGCCGCAACAGCCTGACGCCGGATGAGTTTTATGTGCGCTTCCAAGAGGTTCATCCTTTCGTTGATGGAAATGGGCGCACTGGCAAGATTCTACACAACTGGCTGCTGGGAACTCTCCACAACCCCGTGCTCATCAAAGACTATTTCGGTGGGGGGAATCCATAATGGCAAAGCCTGCTCAGGATAAACCCGCAGGGAAGGTTAAGTTGACGAAGGCAGCCCTTAATGTACTCAGATTGCTACTGGATGGAGATTTGGTTCGGCTACAAGGCGAAGAGAATTATGTGCGGGCCTATACCAGTAGCGCCAAGATGCGTATTCATCCAAGAACCATGCGCTTCCTTGAGGACAACAGCTTGGCAAAAAAGAAAGATGTTCTTACATGGTCGGGGTTCGCAACTGGTATCACCTCACTTGGCCGTCGTGCCTTGAAGGAGTCCAGCAAATGAAAAAGCCCAAGCGCAAGAAGCCTGAGCCGAAGTTTTGGAAAGGGCAGGTGGTCACAATGGCTGATGACAAAGAGGGCTACCTGTTCCGCGTGGCGAAGGTTTCCAACGCATCATGTCCCGAATTTCAGTACCTGGATGAGTCAGCAATATTGCGTTACGGCACCCTGTGGCACGACGAATCAGAACTTCGCCCCCTCACCGCAACCGAGATAGGCCCCAGGAGGAATCGAGGCTGATGAGTAAGAAGATAAGCAAGCGGGAGCAAAGGTTGAAGGAGCAGATATTTTCACTCCACGCGCAAGTAAGAAATCTCCACGAACAAATAATTGATTGGAAGCGTCTGTGCCGCTGGCGTGCCAGCCAAGTCTATAGAATTCAGAGGATAGCCAATGAGCGATAGCAAAAAGCCCACGGTGAGTGAGATCGAGGCGCGTGAATTGGCTGCCAGGGTATCTCCTTCGTATCCTAATGCCGCTGACATCCCCTACCTACTCGACTTGGTTAAGAGGCTGGGAGGGATGACTAACAGACTAATTTTTAGTCATCACCACGATAGACACGAGGGCCTTGAATGGGAGGACTGTGATTATCCGAAGTGTCGTGCAGCCCGCGCACTCCTGAAGGAGATCAAGCAATGACCGACACGATGATCAAGGTTGCGATGTTTCTTGGAGACAATGGAGAAGCAGCACTCTCTAGGGAACTATTTGCTGAAATCGAGCGCCTCCTAGCCGACGAGCGGGAGAAGATGAGAGAGATGTGCGTCAAGGCCGTCAAAGAACTGTGGCGCGAGGGTGAGGAAATGGATGAGCGGCAGAGAGGATACATCAGGGCGGTGAGAGATAGTACCTCCACAATCCGCCAACTCGACCTCACCGCGCCAGGTGACAAGGGGGAGAAATGAGTGAGACAAGCTTGGTGGAGCGTAGGGCAGTTTTCGTCTATGACGCCGCACGGATTGCGGCTATCGCGGCCAAAGCTCCAATTATTCCAGTTGTGTGGAATGAGCGAGAGGAAGATTTCCGTCACCAATTCCTTGCAGTAATTGAACGCCAGTGTGGCCCACAGAGGTCTAATTCGCCAGAGGAACTTCACGGTAGCTGGATGCAGGCGTACCTGAGTAATAGCTGGGTGTATGGGGTGGAATATGACCGCGAGAAGCGCACGCACCCTGACCTTGTTCCTTACTCTCAATTGGGGCAACTAGAGCGCGACAAGGATGCCGTGTTCGTGGCGTTGTGTGAGATTGCCAGAAGTTACGTTTATGACGACCTCACTAAAGACCTTGCAGCTAGTAGCAGGGAGAAGGGTCAACCAACAGCAGAAGAAGTCCAAGCGGCTAGTGCTGCTCTTGAGAAGAAGTCCATTGGCAAGTTGATCGTGGATGAGGGCGGGGAGGAGAAGGTATGAGCGTTGCTGGGAGAGAAGGCAGAGAACACGACAAGCGCATTCGGGCGGAAGTGTTGGCGGCGTGTATCAATGCAACCTGTGCCCTGTGTCGCGCTGGAGAGAAGCCTTACCTCCAGTCGTTTGGCGGGAAGAATTGGGAAGGGAGGTATCAGGCATGGGTTCACGATATGAAAATAGAGGGTCGCGTTGAGGTTCAAACCTGCCCAGCCGATGCAATGCACTCACTCCAACCCGCCGCCAAAGACCTGGAAGAGTTGCTCGACAAGGCCCATGAAGCCGCACTGCCTCATGCCGCCGAACAGTTGTTCAAAGCACTCACTGAAGGGGGCGAGTTCGCTGTTGGTAGTCCGCTCGACAAGGCCAAGAAGCGTGTGGAAGAGTTGCGTTCTCGCAGTTATCGGGATGGGGCAACAGGGGCAGCGGTATGGTTCGTCAAGCTACTCCACGGCCACCCTGAAGACCCTCCGCAGATGGGATGCAAACCTGAAGCCATTGTTGAAAAGCTGGAAGAGTTGCTGCGGGAAGAGCGGTTAGATGAAGCGAGGCTGTGGCAATCTAAGTGCTTACCTGATTATCCGCCGCAGCCATCAGCTTGGGGGCCACAACGTATTTCTGAGCTAGAGAAGGCCCGCGCCAGTGAGGGAAAGGGATGAAATCCTGCCACTGCGGAGCGCAGTCTAAGGTAAGCTGCAACCAGTGTGGGGCGGATTTATGTGGGGGCGGGAATTGCACCCGAACGCACGAGAAGGTCTGCCGGCCGCTTCCGATTACAGCGGACCTACACCAGCTTCGGGCAGAGGAGCAAAGGCCGCACGGTGGAGTTTGTAGGAGGAATGATGTTAGGCGTCTATGAATCGCCGTCCCGTTGGTGGAGAAGGAGACACATTCTCTCGTTCACAATTTGGCCCGACTGGTTGGCGCAATGGCTCTGTCCGCATCGTAGAAGATTTCCAACAGGCCACGCTAACTGGGAAGATGGGAGCAGTTCCTACTTCACGACTTGCCCAGATTGCTACAAACTGATGGTAGAGGAACGGAAGTGAGCGCAACAGGCGCAAGAAGGAAGGATTGAAATGAAACAACTGGCCGCATTGCTCTTCGTCGTGTTCGTGTCTTTTGGCTGCTCTACCGAAAAACCGCCGCCACAAGCAAGAGGGCAGCAGGAATGGAAAAGGATTTCTGACTCTCTCTACAAAGACAACTGGGCCTGGGTGTGCCTGGCGAGTGGACGCATGGATGACGGGACAGTGAGGCTGAACAGCAGAGGGGAGTGGGCAGTCTTCGTGCGCGGTGGCGGTTATGGGGAATTTGAAACCAAAGAGCAAGGGCAACACCAAGCCGAGAGGATGTTCAAGTTGAAGGGGCTTAGTTGTCCATAGGCGCAACCAGCGCAAGAAGGGAGTGATGCCGAGTGGAAAGGAATCTAGGTTCTGACCCGAACAATGTAACGTAGCGGGGGCTCACCGAGCCGCGAACGAGTGAGGACAGCGGGAAGAGTAAAAGCCACGCGAACACCAGGGATCAGGCGCGGGGATGAGCTTTGTTGTACACTCGCCGCAATTCTTTAGTGGTAGGCTTCGGTCGCACGAATCCGCACCGGCACTTGTTGGTCCAGATCGAGAACCTATGGGAGCGGAACAGCTTGCACTTGGGCCACTTCCGCGGTCGCCCTGTTCTCAGACGATTGGCCCTGGTCTTGGCTTTGGATTTGACCTTGCCGCCCTTCCGCCCCCGACACGCAGGGCAGAAGGAGACTAGCTTGACTCCACATTTAGGGCAGTTAGCCACGAGATTTTCTCTTTGGCCTCTTCTTGACCTTCTTCTTGTGTTCGTGTTCGTCCAATTCCTCTAAGGCATCTTCAAGTTCCCTCTCAATAGCCATAATCACAAAGAGCGTGCAACGCCCCTTATCAGCCAACCCTTTCTTCTTGTAAAAGAGGGCAATGGCCTTTCTGTCCCGTTCATCCAACTCGAATGCCGTTAGGATTTGCATGGCAACGACCTCAGCAGGAAAAGTTTAGCCATAGCGTGCTTAGACTCTAGCACTCCCCCCAACCCTCCGTAAAGCTCCTGAAGGGCTGGGAGTTGGGGCTAGTTGTCGAACCAGAATACGATCCGGGCGTCTTGTAAGCCCTCTGGATAGTCATACGAATTTGTGTGAAAGTCCCAGCGGTTCCCAAAGAGATAACCCAAACCACGAAACTCCCAGCCGAGCCAATCTTTATCAGCGTGGCGTTCATCGTACCACTCGACCAGCGCGGCCAATTCTTTACAGCCCAGCCAAGAGTGGGAGTGTCCATCAACGCCCCAGTGCTGCTCAGCGTCAAAGCGAGTCGTGAAGGTTATATCACTTGGCAGTCCACGCGGACTTGCGATTGTCTCTATTCCTTCGGCCTCCCGAACGCCTGCCATCCGGGTAAAGAGCGCGTAGTCCCTGCCAATATCTGGCTGAGAGTAGTGGTGCCACTCTCCATTTACCTTGATTTCAGTGTGTGCATGTATATCGCAGCCCATCATTTCACCTCAGCGGAAGTATCCGCTCACTGGCCTACTCCGTAGAGCGGCCAGCAGCCGGGCACTGGGCTAGTCAACGTCCTCGACAGTGTGCAGGATATAAACGTCGCGCCACTCTCCCTTGCAATCCTGACAGCGCACCGTCCTCCATGCCTGCAAGCCTTCATGTGCGCTAAAATCTGCGCTGATGTGGGGAGAGGAGCAAAACGGGCATTCATTGTACTTCGCTTGTATATACTCTCGCTTCTGCTTCTCGGTTAGCTTCTGCTTAATCTCGTTCATCTTCTTTTCCTCCCTGTTCTTCTTCTGGATTCAGTACAAACAAACCCTCTTTCTTGCGCTGGGCGTTGTAGGCCACTTCATCGGGCGTATCGTAGGGAAACTGGTCGGACGTAAAGAGCGCCGCAGTACCCGGCTCCTTATCCCCCAGCAGCCTCAGTTGACGCTTACGCTTTGCCATAGCAGTTCTCAGCCTGCACCCCAGAGGATGCAGACGGCGAGTGCTAGAGTCTTACCCCGTCTCCTGGTGGGACGTAGTTCTGCGCGTAGCGGTCCCAAACGTAGCCGCGCGATTTCAGTTCCTCAATACAGCGCCGGCAATAGTCGCCACGAACCAGTCGGCCGGTTTCCGGTTCGCACCGTGGACACCTATCGCACCGCCAGCAACACCTATTCCGTGGATGGATCCCGCAAGTAACTATTCCCATCAGAGCACCCCTTGTGCACGTTCCATTGCTTCGTCGTCGAACACCTGCTGCTCGTTGTTAAGTGGGGTGGAGCCGTAGCAATCGCGCGGATCGCCAGCCCGCATCCTGGGCCGAAAGACTCCGCACGGATGCTGCCAAGCCTGCCGGTTGCTGCTCCAGTGGAAACCCTCGAACCGCAGCCAAGCCAGAACTCCCCTAGCGGGCTTGTCAGGAAACTCCACCCAAACCCACGACCCAACGATGCGGGCATGAGGTTGAATGGCAGGATTAGACGCGCAGACAGCGACCACTTCCTCAGTGGACCGCAGCCGCCGCTGGCGCCATGCTTGCCTTTCTTCTTGTGTGTACTTTGCCATTGGTTCACCTTCCTTCCCTAGTCAAAGAATGTGCCGTTGATTAGGACGGCGAGAACGATTAACAGGAGAGTTAAGCCGCCGAAGAAAACCAGAAAAGCTAGGAACGGTGTCATAGTCATTGCAGTTGCCTCCATCACAAACACCAGCATAACACAGCACGCTTACTTTGTCAATAGAGAACCTAAAGCGTAAGTCCAGACAGACTAGGAAACTCTCAGGATAGATCCTCAGAGACGCCACAGCAGCCCTAGGCCGACGAACCCCGCCCAACAGACCCTTGACAGCCTAAAGCTCTCAGAGGCAGAATTAGGCCCATGAAGAACCTAGATGCAGTGTTCATTCAGGTTTACTTAGAGATGCTGCGCGCGCACCTATCTTACTGGCAACATATCCAGTCTAATAATTCGCAGGGTCGTGTCATCCTTGACGGACTGATAATCAAACCAAGATGAAGAAGCACCGCAGAATGAAGCGCAGAATCAGCAAGCCCAGAGCCTACAAAACCACCAAGAACGGCGCAATAGACCGCCGCAGCATAGGCCAGGGAACAGAGCTTTCCCCCAAGCACAGACAGGTCATCAGTAACTACACCGACCCTAACTCTCCTACACAGGGCAATGCTACTCAGTCAGCAATCAAGGCAGGTTATAGCCCAATCTCAGCCCACGACACAGGCTCTAAGATACTTAAGCGGCCTGAGACTGAGAGAGAACTAACCCGCATCTTTGAAGCTGCTGGCGTCACAACTGAGAAGCTGGCAAAGAGAGTGAAGCAAGCACTTGACGCGAAAGAAACCAAAGTCTTTCTCTGTCAGAAGGATGGCGAGCTGGTGTACTCCAAGAAGATGATCGCGCACGACATCAGGCTCAAAGCAATCAGACTGGCCGGCGAGTTTGTCGGAGCGTTCGCACCGAAGGAAATCAACGTCAAGGTGGCAGTCCTGGCGACCCGAATCCAGGCAGCACGACGCCGGGAATACGAGCGAGCACCACAACAGGTAGTGGTTGCCCCTTCTGATAAAGAGCCCGAACCCGTAACCCCAACGGAGTGAACAAACCTTACTTCCGATAGTGGGTTATATGTCAACTAGGATGCGAAGCGAACCGAACCGACCTCAGCCCTCCAGCAGACCCCCCACCCCCCATAAAACCGAGCGCGACCCCCGCCGTCAAGGAGTATATCCCCTCATCCTTCCCGGGGAGGTCTTTGAATTTCTGCAAAAACTTTTGCGAAGTGTGGGAGGGCTACAAAGGCGCCACGAGCGACGGACGCGGCGCTGCTTCGGCTCAGGACGAGGAATCGGGGCGGGCTTGACACACCAACTTTCGATACACCACTCCCGCTCCCAAAAATTTCGACAGATCGGGAATGCACCGACGAGGACTCCTGATGGGTAGATTTTCCCGCCCACCCTAGAAGCGTCACGGCTTGCAGAGGGCCAGCGTCCTCTATGCGAAAACTACTCTCCAGCATGTGAGGAGCCATGAAAGCCACGGACAAAATCAGGGTGTTGGAGACGCTGCCCCAAGCCGACCACAGAGAAGTGGTAGAGCAGTTGCAGAAGTGCCTTAGAATCGCCAAATCCGACCCCAGCATCAAAACCGTGATTGTCTGCATGGAGGACCGCTCAAAGAACATAACGACCTACTGGACGACCTGTGAGGATAGGGCGCAGCTTGGCTCTAGGCTGATACTGGCTGGCTTGCGACACATGGGAATGAAACCATGAGAGCAGACGTCAAAGCGCAGCGCGCGGAGTTGGAACTGCTGGACGACATCTGCCGGTTTATAACCGAGCGCGACCCTTTGGGCTATATCAAATACATCATGCCGTGGGGCGAGGGGGATTTGGCCGGGGTAGAAGGGCCGCGAGTGTGGCAAGCGGATATTCTAACTACAATTGGGGATCATCTCAGGAATCCCGAAACACGGTTCCAACCTCTCTTGATTTCAGTCGCTTCCGGCAAAGGGATTGGCAAGTCTGCCCTGGTCGGGATGGTTTCTCAATGGGGCATGACTGTCTGTGAGGATTGCAAGATAGTTCTGACGGCGAACACCGAGCCGCAGCTACGGACGAAAACTTGGCCGGAAGTCAACAAATGGTTCAACCTAGCACTCAATTCCCATTGGTTCAATCAGGAAGCCGAAACGATCTCCATCAAGGACAACAATCGGAAGCGGCTGTGGCGCATGGATCGCATCGCTTGGTCGGAGAATAACCCCGAAGCCTTTGCTGGTCTGCACAATCTAGGGAAAATGATTATTGTAATTTTTGACGAGGCTTCTAGGATTGCTGACAAGATTTGGGAAGTAACCGACGGCGCTTTGACCGATGAAAACACTGTAATTATTTGGCTCGCCTTTGGGAATCCCACCCGAAACACCGGACGGTTCAAAGAGTGCTTCGGCCGTTTGAAGCACCGCTGGAAAACCTATCAGATTGACAGCCGAACGGTAGAAGGAACCAACAAGGAGCAAATCGCAAAAGAGGTTGAGGACTACGGGGGCGAGGAAGAGGATCACGTTAAAATTTGGGTGCGCGGGCTGTTCCCCTCTCAGTCCAGCCGGCAATTCATTCCGTCCGATTTGGTTACAGCCGCACGAAAGTACAAAGCTTTGGGCTATGAAAAACTGCCGAAAATTCTGAGTGTAGATGTGGCACGGTTTGGGGACGACCAGACAGTGATTGGGATTCGTCAGGGGCGCAAGGCAATCCTGTTGAAGAAATATCACGGCCTGGATACCGTCCAAGTAGCCGAGCGCACGATTGACTTCATCCTCAGCGAGAAACCCAACGCAGTTGTAGTGGATGGCGACGGCTTGGGCGCGGGCGTAGTTGACCAACTGAAATCGCGTGGGTTCCGCTGCTTTGAGTTCCACGGCGCGGAGAAGGCCAACAAGTCGGAAAAATACTTCAACCGCCGAGCGGAAATCTGGGGCTTGATGCGCGATTGGCTCAGAGAAGGCGCGGAAATTCCTGACCTGCAAGAGTTGGAGGACGATTTGATTGGGCCGGAATACCTCACTTCCAACAAAGGGCAGATTCTTTTGGAGCGCAAAAAGGATATGAAAAGAAGAGGGTTGGCTTCTCCCGATTTGGGAGATATGCTTGCAATGAGTTTCGCGGTGCAAATTGCGGTGGCAGAGGAAGATCGGAAGCCTGAGTACATTGGTATGCAATCCGAACTCTCGTGGCTCAGAGCATGACCATCTTACGACCGAAACGCATTCTCACCCGGCAAGAACTCCGGCGCTATGTGCTGCGAAAGTGCAGAATCAATCCGGCCAGTGTTCCCCACCTCAGTAGAAAAGAAAGGAGAGAGTTGCAACGCAGCGTTGTGAAGCAAGCGAGGAAAAACAAGCCTGGGAAGGTTTCAGTGGTGTCGGTGCCGAGCAATTGGTTTGAGTTGCTGAAAGAAGGGTGGCTGCCTCAGTGGGCTTTACCCTACTGGCCGGTGAGGTACATAGAGCAATGATTCGCAAAACCAAAAAAGGCTACAAGGTAGTGAGCAAGAAGGGCAGGAATTTGGGCGGACCGTATCGCTCCAAACTTTCGGCCTTGCGTCGGCTGGCCCAAGTAGATTATTTTAAGCATCGGAAGTCTTAGGAGGATTGAACAAGCAGTAGCAGAATCATAGAGCGGCAATAGCCGCCGGAATTGAGGGGCAGTTTGAAGCCCGACTCCCGTGCAAGCGGGATGTCGGGCTTTTTTGTTTTTTGGGGAAGCGATGGCAGAACACGAACACCACGACGACGACGAAAAGAAAGCGACCGAAGCCGCCGACGAAAAGCTGATTGCAGAAGCGCACGAGCGTTTCAAACAGTGTGTGGACACCGAAAATGAGCAACGGCTTGAAGCCGTGGAAGATTTGAAGTTCTTGAACGGCGACCAATGGCCTCAAGAGATTAGGGATCAGCGGAAAGGGAATGACCGTCCCTGCCACACCATCAATCGCCTGCCGCAGTTTGTAAGGCAAACCACCAATCCGCAACGCTCCAATCGCGTTTCTGCTCACGTTTTGCCAGTGGACGACAAGGCCGACATCCCCACCGCCGAAGTTCTCCAGGGAATCATCCGGCACATCGAAGTCCAAAGCCACGCGCCGATAGCTTATGACACCGCAGCTTTCTATGCTGCGGCAATGGGGTGGGGCTACTGGCACATCACGACCGAGTATTCCAGCCCGATGAGTTTCGACCAAGACCTTCGCATCGTGCGAGTCCGAAATCCTTTCAGCATTTATCTCGACCCCTCCCTGCAAGAGCCAGATGGTTCCGATGCTGAGTTTGGTTTCGTCACCGAACAGTTCGCCACCAAAGAGCAATTCAAAGAAGTCTATCCCGAGGCCGATGTAGCTGGACTTGAAGATTGGCAAGCGCATGGCGACCCCGAATCCGATTGGGTAGGCAAGGATGGCGGGATAAGGGTTGTGCAGTATTACTACCGCGACTACAAACGCGACAAACTCTTGCTGGTTGAAACTGCACAAGGCCCGCTGCCGATTCTCGAAAGTCAAGCCAAACTCCTCAATCTCGATAAGGCCCGAATCATCGAGAGCCGTGAAACCAAAATTCCCACTATCAAATGGTGCAAGCTCAATGCCATCGAAGTCTTGGAACGAGACGATTGGCCGGGACCGTGGATTCCGATTGTCAAGGTAATCGGGGATGAAATAGAAATCGAAGGTAAGTTACAGCTCAGCGGGATCATTCGCTTTGCCAAAGACCCACAGCGCCAATTAAATTACATGGCTTCGGCTGAAACGGAGGCCATCGCGCTAACACCCAAAGCCCCGGTAGTCGGCTATGAAGGCCAGTTTGAGGGGCACAAGAAAGAGTGGGCCGAAGCCAACGTAAAGAATTTCGCCTATCTGGAAGTCAAACCTATCACTCTTGGTGGTCAAATCGCCCCTCTTCCACAACGCCTACAGGCGAGCCCGGATATTGGTGCCATAGTCCAAGCAAGACGGGAAGCCGAGAATGACCTCAGTGGCGTTATCGGGATGTACCCGCCGCAACTTGGTGCTCCGTCAAATGAAACTAGCGGGCGGGCTATCATGGCTCGCACCCAGCAGGGCGAAACTACCAATTTCCATTACAGCGACAACGTCCGGCGCTCGATTGAGCACAGTTGCCGTATCTTGGTGTACGCGGTCCCAAGGATTTACGATACGCCTAGGATGGTTCGCATCATCGGGGAGGATGACGAACAGAAAATTGTCCAAGTGAATAAACAGTTTCAAGACAACGGAGACAATGGCAAGTCCAAGCACTACAAACTTGACGTTGGGAAGTATGACGTTATTTGCGCTGCCGGTCCCAGCTACGGCTCCAAACGTCAAGCTGCCGCCGCCTCAATGATTGAGCTCACCCGCAATTTCCCCGCTCTCATGGAAATCGGCGGCGACCTTCTGGTAGAAAGCCTCGATATTCCAAAAGCACAGGAATTGGCGAAGCGCCTGCGGGAAAGGCTTGAACTGCAAGACGGGAAGCAACCCATTCCGCCGCAAGCCAAGGCCGAAATGGAACAGATGAGCCAGATGCTTGAGGCTTTGACCAAGGCACTCGACAAGAGCACCGAAGAAAATAAAAAGTTGGAAGGCCGCCAGGGGATTGAAAGGGATAAATTAGACGCGCAGATGGCCCAACTGCAACTCAGGCTTGACAGCAGCGAGGCAATTGCGCTACTAAAGACAGAGATAGATGCGCTGAAAGCGCGGTTGCAGGTGAATGTTGCTGAGAAAGCGAAAGAGGCAGCGCAGACGGCCAAAGAAATCCCATGATGGCCGACGTGAGGTGTAAGAGATGCGGACGGTTCTTGTTGGAGAGCCGCAATATCGAGAAAGGAGAAATTAAGGTCAAATGCCATGTTTGCAAGTATGTCAACAAGTTCTCCTTTCCGATTCCAATTAGGAGGATTGAACAACAGGTAGTAGCAACTACATAGAGCGGCAATAGCCGCCGGAATCAGGGGCACAAAGCCCGACCCCCAGAGATGGGGTGTCGGGTTTTTTTGTTTTTGGGCCTCAAAAGTTTTCCCCACCAGCGGGGATAAACGCTGGGAAAACTCCATCGGAGGCTTTCGATGAGTGCAGAAGAAAAAACAGCCGTGGCCACGGAAGAAGCTGGGGCAGAAGAAAAAGAAGTAGAAACCCCTGGCACAACCGAGGACGAAAAAGAAAAGTCGGACGAATCGGCAACGCCGGACAAACGAGAAACGCCCGATAAAGACACGGGTGCCGAGGAAGCAGAAGCAGAGACAGAAGCAAAGCCCAAGCGACCGGGTGGCTTTCAACGTCGCATTGCTAAGCTGAGCGCACAACGGTCAGCAGCCCAGGCCGAAGCCGAATACTGGCGCGAACAAGCGCTGGCAGGCAAGGAGCAGCCAAGGAAGAAGGAAGAAGTTGCCGTTGTCGGTGGTAAGCCCAAGCCTCGACAAGAGGACTTCCAACTCAAGGAAGAAGATGGCGGCGGCTTGGATAGTGCTGCTTTCACCGAAGCGTTGGCAGACTGGAAGGTGAATCAACGCCTAGCAGAACGCGATGCGACCCAGCATGCAACCCAAGCCCAAACAGAGCAGCAGAGCCAAAACCAAGCGTTTCTGGAACGTGAAGCTGCGTTTGCAGAAACTCTACCGGCCCCGCCCCTGGATGAAAAGGAGGAAGACAAAAGCTACGAAGGATTGGCGGACGCTGCTTTGGGTATGTTGGGGCAATTAAATACCGCGGCAACCAAGCAAATCTCTGCGGCTATTGCGGCCTCTGAGAAGGGGCCAGAACTGCTTTACTACCTCGGACAACACCCGGATGAGCTGCAACGAATCGCCAAGCTGCCTCCGCAGGTAGCGGTGATGTCGTTGGGCGGTATCGCGGCGAGTCTCGCAGAAAACACAGAGGAGAAGGGAAAAGAAACTGGAACCCAAACTCCTCTTGTGTCGCGTGCGCCGAAGCCGCCCACTCCTATCAGAAAGCCGAGTGGCACGACGAGTCCCAACCCGGATTCGCCGGAAAGCGACAGGCTTTCGACAAAGGAATGGTATCGGCTTCACCAGGCCAAAAGACGCTAGGAGGCGTGATTTATCATGGCCCAGACACTACTGAGTCCGACCATCATTGTTCGCCGCGCGTTGGCGTACTTCCATGAGAAGGCGAAGTTCATTGGAAGTATCAACCGGGAATATGATTCCCGGTTTGCCAACAGCGGCGCAAGTCCGAGCGGAAAGATCGGCCCGAGCTTGCTCATCCGTATGCCTAACCAATTCACCGTCCGCAGTGGGGTGGTGATGTCTGTTAAGGACGTCGAAGAAGAAACCCAGACTTTGACCGTTTCTACAGTCAAGGGCGTGGACTTCGATTTCCCGGTGACAGACCTCACTCTGACCATTGACGACTTCTCTGGGCGGTATGTCGAGCCAGCGGTGGCACGACTGGTTGCCGAACTCGAAGCTGACGCACTCTCCATGTACAAGGACATTGCGAACATCGTGGATGGAGATGCCGCCGCCTTTGATTTCATCCACCTTTCGACGGCGCAAGAGGCGTTGAACGACAACATTGCGCCGCCGGAAAGCCGCTTCGCCTTGTTGAGTAACAAGCACGTCAACAAGTACAACGTCGCCACCAAGGGGTTGTTCAACCCTGGCGGGGACATCTCGAAGCAAATCCGACGCGGGGTGATTACCAATGTGTGCGATTTCGACATCATGTCGAGCAGCCATATTGGAAACCACACCACCGGCACAGCAGCCAAAACCACCGGCTACGTGACCGACAACCCAGTAGTTGGCGCTGTGCTGGCTGTTAAAACCGGAACAACCACCTTCTTCAAGGGTGACATCTTCACGATTGCGGATGTTTTCTCAGTTCACCCGGAAACCAAGGCCAGCACTGGCGTGTTGAAGAAGTTTGCTGTGACTGCCGACTCTGGCGGAAGCGCAAGTTCGCTGGCGATTTCACCGGCGATTGTGGCGACTGGAGCCAAGCAGAACGTCAGCGCCGCTGCTGGTGACGGGAAGGCGATTGTGAAGGTGGGCGCTGGCGCGAGCGAATTGCTCAACAACTCGGTGGCTTACCACAAGGATGCTTTCACCTTTGTGACCGCAGACTTGGTGGATGTGAGCAAGTTCGGTGCTTGGGGCAAGCGAGAACAACTGGACGGTATCTCGATGAGCATAGCCCGGCAACTCGACATCACCAACCTCACCGTCCCGTGCCGTATTGACGTGCTGTACGGTTTCAAAACCATCCGGCCAGAGCTGGCAGTTCGCATACACGCGGACGGCTAATAGCCGGAAAAGGAGAAGCCAAAAATGGCAAAAAGGGAACTCAGCAGGGATACCCCGGATGGAACCAGCCTCGGACAGTCCGCCACCGACAAGGTGGGCCTTTACGGGGTTACTCCGGTCGTACAGGCGGCGATTGCGGCCGCGGGCACCGACGCGGCTACAACCCAAACCCTAGCGAATGACTTGCGGACCAAGTTGATCGCTTTGGGCGCGGTCAAGGCGTAAAGCTGGGGGGCGGTTCGTCCGCCCCCATAGCTCTATGAAGGTTATCTTTGCCATCCCCGCGCTTCCGGGGACGCTCCAGATGGAGTGTGCGCTGAGCTTGATGCAGACGCAGCGCATTCTTGACCTGAAAGGCATCCCACACGAACTATTCACACTTTGCCAGTGCGGTTCCATCAATACAGCACGCAACACTTTGGTAGCAATGTTCTTAGCAGATGCCGAGGCGACCGACCTCTTTTTCATTGACTCAGATGTGGGATTTGACCCGGCGGCTGTAGTGAAAATCTTGGAACGCTCTGAGTCGATTGTTGCCGGAATCTACCCCCTGAAACGCGATGAGGGTGGTTTCCCGGTAAGACTCAAGACTAAGGACGGCGTGCCTTTGGGACGCGATGGACTGATTGAAGCTATTTTCCTACCAGCAGGCTTCATGCGGATCAAGCGGGGAGTGTTCGACCTGCTGGCTGAATCATACCCGGAACTGAAGTACGAGGAAAGCGTGATCGAAGTGGACAGCGGAGCGGGCCAAGAAGCATTTGATTTCTTCGGCATGGGTGCCTTCGGACGGCGCTTCCGAACAGAGGACTACGCCTTTTGTCAGCGGTGGCGGGACATCAACGGCACGCTTTGGGTATATCCGAACATTGACTTTCAGCACATTGGCAGTAAGTCCTATAAGGGCAATTACCATGAGCATCTTCTACGGCTTCCTGGGGGAGCCAAAGACCTTACCCGCTTAGTACCTTATGCGGAACTGCCAGGCTGGATGAACCTTGAAGAATTGGAGTGGCTGGTTGAACAAGCCTCCCAGCACCAGCGCATCGTTGAACTCGGCTCTCACCTTGGGCGCTCCACTCTTGCCTTGGCAGAAAACACAGAAGGCAAAGTTTGGGCGATTGACCTTTGGAAACCTTGGCGGGATAACTCTTTGACCTCCAGCACGGACCTTTATGAGAAGTTTTGCGCCAACCTGAAGGATGCGATTAGCTCTGGCAAGGTGACACCGATTGTGAGCGACCACGCAGAGACGGAGAATTTCCCCCCTGAATGGTTGACTGGCCCAAACGACCTCAAACCGGACATGGTATTTGTGGACGGCGACCATTCCTATGAGGCCGTGCGCCGCGACATAGAAACTTGGCGGCACCGCCTTGCTCCAGGCGGATTGCTCTGCGGCCATGATTATGACTGGCCTAGTGTGGGGCGCGCGGTCAAAGAGGCGTTTCCTGAAGTTCAAGTTGTCCCCAGCACAAGCATCTGGTTCTATCCGATTCCTACAGGGGCGACCTAAATGCCAATCCTTCTCTCACCCTACGCGATCTACCAGCACAACACTACCGGGGCGAAGCTCGTCAAAAGGGCTTTGCGTAAGCTGGGTGTCATTGAAAGCGGACAAGAACTGAACGGGAATGAACTGGCCGATGCCCTGGAAGAAATCAACGGGATGCTGGACAACTGGAACACCGAGGAGTTGCTTGTCCATGTGGTGAATCGCAATGCTTGGACTATCAGCGCAGCCACTTCCACTTTGGAGATAGGCCCCGGGGGAAGCCTAGACCAAGTGCGCCCGCAACGGATTGAACCCGGCCAGGTTTTCATTAAGGAAAACGAGATCGAGTATCCCACTACCATCTGGCAGCTCGACCGCTGGACTCGCATTGCCGACAAGACCACTACCGGCAGACCTCACATTCTCTACTACGAGGCCAATCATCCTTTGGGGAAGATTTACCTCTGGCCCGTAACCGACAAGAACTACGACATTGTGATTTACTCTTGGAACCTGCTGGGCCAAATTTCCAACATCAATCAGCAAATGGCTTTTCCGCCCGGTTACGCCGATGCGATCATGTACGAGCTGGCAATCCGGCTGGCTCCTGAGTACGGCAAGACCGTGCCTGCGGTTGTTGCTGTGGCTGCGGTGCAGAGCAAAGCCAACGTCAAACGCATCAACAGCCAAACACCGGAATTGCGCGTGGACCCGGCCCTGCTGGAACGAGGAGCAGGACGCTGGAATATTAAGAGCTACGACTGGAATTGATATGGCACCGTTCGTCGGATTTATCGGACCTTCTTACACCCTGCGCTCAGTGTCGGTTGACGCGCAGAAAAGCCTGAATTTATTTCCTGAGCTGAACGAAATTGGCACTGGGAAGCACCGCGAGATTGCTGCGCTGGTTTCGACTCCAGGACTGACAAGGATCGCTACCTTGGCAGGGCCAGGACGCGGGCTCTACGCTGCGGGCAATGGAAGGCTGTTTGCCGTAAGCGGAAGCAAGTTCTACGAAATCACCCTCACCGCCGCCCTTGAGTACGGAACCCTCAGTTCCAGCACCGGGCAGGTCGGAATGGCTGACAACGGCATTGATCTTTTGGTCGTGGATGGCGTGAAAGGCTACACCTTCAGATTTTCTACCAATACCTTTGCCGAAATCACCGATCCCGACTTTCCCAAAGCGTCAGCCTGCGCTTTTGTGGATCAATACCTGATTGTCTCCGAAGTCGGCACGCGCAAGTTTTGGATCTCCGCGCTCGCCGGCGCTACCGATTGGGATGGCCTGGACTTTGCCACCAAAGAAGGTGCCACCGACGAACTGCTAACTTTGCTGGTTGACCACCGGGAATTGTGGTTGTTCGGCCGAACTTCCAGCGAAGTCTATTTCAACTCCGGCGCGTCGGATTTTCCCTTTGAGCGCCGAGAGTTTCTGGAGCATGGGATTGCTGCGAAAGACACAGCGCAAAAGATGGACAACTCAGTGTTTTGGTTGCAGAGAGATGTCAACGGGAAACACATGGTCTTTCGAGCAGAGGGCTACCAACCGCGCCGCGTCAGCACCCACGCGGTCGAGAAGGCGATTGACGGTTACGGTGACACCTCGGGCGCGACTTCCTACACTTATCAGTCTGGCGGGCACTCGTTTTACGTACTAAACGCTGGGGGAGAGACGACTTGGGTGCTCGATGTTTCTACGGGCTTGTGGCATGAGCGTGACTACACCGCCTCGGACGGCACCCACACCCGCCACCGCGCCCAGAACCACGCCTTTGCCGGCGGACGGCATATTGTGGACGACTTTGAAAACGGCAACCTGTATGAATTGAGCGATTTGGTTTATACCGATGATGGCGTAGTCATTACTCGCCAGCGCCGCGCACCTCA